ATTACTCCAAGTGAAACAGTTACCCCTACAATCACTCCAACAAGCAGTGAAACTCCAACTCCAACAATTACTCCAAGTGAAACAGTTACTCCTACAATCACACCAACAAGTTCAATTACACCAACACCAAGTATTACTCCAAGTGAAACAGTTACCCCTACAATCACTCCAACAAGCAGTGAAACTCCAACTCCAACAATTACTCCAAGTGTTACAGAAACGCCTACAAATACCCCTACAAGTACTATTACACCAAGTCCAACAATTACACCATCACCAACAAATCCTTTGGATGGGGTTTATTATAATATATCAGAATCAATTGAAGAACTATGTTATGGTTGTTCAATACCAATATTAATATATGATGCAAATCAGCCATTACAAGTTAATGATTATCTTTATGAAACATCAAGTGGAACAGATAATTGGACAATTGCTGAAATACAAGCATTATTTAGCCAATCTTGGACACCAAATACAAATACTTGGAATACAGATTGCAAATTATGGAATGAAGTAAGTGTATTCTATATGAATTACTCAGCAGATACATCTACAATATTAGTTATAAGTGGGGATCCAACAAATGCTTTTGTTCAAGCAACAACAGTATGTGTTAGTCCAACACCAACATCAACAGTTACCCCTACAATTACACCTACACCAAGTCTTACAAGAACCCCTACAATTACACCTACAATTAGTATTACACCTACAAGTAGTATTACACCATCAGTTACCCCAAGTATTACTCCATCAACATCAGTTGTGCCATTAACAATTGAGGCTTTGGTTGTAGCAGGTGGAGCAGGTGGAGGAAGGAATTATGCTGGTGGTGGTGCAGGAGGTGGTGTATCATATTTATCATCTGGAACATTCTCAAAAGCCACAAATTATACAGTTACAGTAGGTGGGGGTGGAGCAGCATCATCAACTCCTGGTGTTGCTGGGTCAAATGGTTCAAATTCAGTATTCTCTACAATCACTTCTAATGGAGGTGGTGGTGGTGGAGGCTGGGACAGTACTGGTAATGTTGGTAGTGCTGGTGGTTCAGGTGGTGGTGGTTCAATGGGTGATTCAGAAGGCCAGAGCAAAGCAGGTGGTGCAGCAAACCAAGGAAATACAGGTGGGGCAACAGGTTTTGGATTTAGTGGTGGCACAGGATGGAGAGGAACAGGAGATATGTATAAAGGTGGCGGTGGCGGTGGTGCTGGTGCTGTTGGTGGAAATGCAGCACAGGATCAAGTTGGTGCTGCTGGAAGTGGTGGCAATGGATATGCAAATAGTATTTCAGGTTCTTCCGTAACATTTGCAGGTGGCGGTGGTGGAGCAGCAGAAGGTTCTGGTATTAATGCTGGAAATGGTGGTTCAGGTGGTGGTGGTGCTGGTGCTAAATATCCAAATCAAGTTGCAACAGCAGGAACAATAAATCTTGGCGGTGGCGGTGGTGGTGGTGTTACAAGTGGCACACCAGGAGCAGCAGCAGGTGGTTCAGGAATTGTAATATTAAAATACCCTGATACATTCACAATCACAGTAGGTGCTGGTTTAACATCATCAGAAACAACATCAGGTGGATATAAGATAAGAACATTTACAGCAGGAAGTGATACAATATCATTTGCATAAATAAAATAAAAAACAATAATATGGCACATTATGCTTTTTTGAATGAGGACAATATTGTAACAGAGGTAATAACAGGAAGGGATGAATGGCAATTAAATATTGATTGGGAGGCTTACTATGGTGAAATAAGAAATCAAGTTTGTAAAAGAACATCTTATAACACATCTTGTGGTAATCATCTTAATGGGGGTGTTCCTTTTAGAAAGAATTATGCAGCAATTGGCTATTATTATGATGAAGATATTGATGGTTTTATTGCCCCCCAACCATACCCATCTTGGTTATTGGACTTTGATACAGGTTGTTGGGAAGCCCCTATACCTTATCCAGAGGATAATAAACAATATTATTGGAATGAAAATACACTATTATGGGAACTGATTTAGGATGTGAATGTTATGAATATGTGGCTGTAACCCCTTGCCATATAAAATATTATGATTGTGATGGTTTAGAAACCACCTTAATTATAACAAACCAAGATTTGGGGGATATATTTTACTTAAATATTGATAAGGATTTGGGAATCATTGAAGATATTTGTGGATGCACAGTATGTAGAGATATAAATGAAAATGGATTATAAATAACTATGGCAACATTATCAGGTCAAACAATACATAATACTTATGATGGTTTATTGAAATTATCTGATTCAACAAACCCCATCACATCTGAATTACAGAATGTTGAAGATGCTTTGGGGAATGCAACAGGATTAAAGATTTCATCAACCCAATTATCACATCCATCAGTATTTACACTTAATCCATATAAGCCTGAATATGGGGGTAATGGTTTTGATGTAACTAATACAGCATTTGCTGCAAGTTCACAAAATGTTTTAAGATATTCATTATTTTTGGATGATAATTATTGGTCATATTCTGCAATGACAATACAAGTAAGAACAGCAACAACAACAGATGATACAATTGATTTGGCATTTTATTCAAGTCAGTATGTGGATAATTTTGGTGTTGTTCCAAAAGATTTGATTATGTCAGGAATAACATTTACAGGATTGACATCAACAGGATTAAAAACAGTTGTATTACCATCACATTTATCATTTTCAGCACAAACAAATGGCATTCAATTTATATTATTTAAAATTGTTAATAGTGGAACAACCCCAACTGTAAGGGTTGGACAAACATCACAAAATGTAGCATTTGCAGTTCTTGGTCATTCAATACCATTATTTCAAACAGGAACATTTCCATCAACACAAGCAACATCAAAATGGAATAAAGGTGGGGGGTTAGCTGGGCCAACAAATGAATCATTTAGAATAAATAATTTAGATTTTCAAACATCATATTCATCAAGTGATGTATTAAATAATTTTGCAGTTCAAAGTGGAAATACATTAACAATTGGATTTGGATTAAAAGTAATATAATATGGGAACATTATCAGGACAAACAATACAGAATACATATGATGGTTTATTAAAACTTGAAGATTCAACAAATGCAATCACATCAAGCCCCCAATTTATTCAAGATGGTTTGGGGAATAATACCAATATGAAAATTGGAACAAACATATTCTCATCATCAAATACACTTGCAATGGGGGGGGAATGGATTCCACAATTTGTTGGTCCAGGTTATAGAGTTACAGCAACTGCTTGGAATGCAAATACACAAAATAAGATATTATATTATCCATTTTATGATGCAGGTCAATTCTCATATTCTGCAATGACTGTATCAATAAATTCAATATCAAATAATGGCACATCTATGGATTTGGCATTTTATGATTCCCAATATATATCAGGTTTGGGGATTGCACCAAAAGATTTGGTATTGAGTGGCATATCAATTAATTCAACAACATCAGGATTAACCACTGTTACATTTGCATCAAATATGTCATATTCAGGAACTGGTGCAGGATTTAAGTGTGCAGTTCTTAAATTAAGCAATAGTGGGGCAACCCCCAACTTTAACATAACCCAAGATAGAGAATTTTCAAATTCAGCAAATGGATTTACATCAACAATAGGATATATTAAAAATGGCACAGAAGCAGCTGCTGGTATAAGAAGTGCAAATAGAATTGGTGATAGAATATTATTAACATCATTAACAGATTTTCAAACAAGTTATTCAGCAAATGATATTGAAACAACATTTTCTGGCAATACAGTTGCAAGAGCAAATTCATTGGGTTGGATATTCCACGTAGTTAAATAAAATCAAAATTATGGCAACATTATCAGGACAAACAATAGAGAATACATATGATGGCTTATTGAAATTGGAAGATTCAACAAATCCAATATCAAGTTCATTGCAAAATATTCAAGATGGATTGGGGAACAATACAGGATTTAGAATTGCTCAAAATCAATTATTTCATAGACAATTAACATTTTCAGATAATTTTAAACCTGATTATGGTGGAACTTCTTTTTTAACAACAACTACAAGTTTTGGTTCATTTGCTGGTATGCAGAATAAATTAGTAGCACAACCATTTTATGATCCAGGATTATATACTTATTCATCAATAACATATAATTTAACATTTGCAACAACAAGACCTGATACTGTTGATATAGCATTTTATGATTCACAATTTGTTGATGGTGTTGGTCTTGCCCCAAGAAACTTAATTATGTCAGGAATAACATTAACCTCAACAGGAAGCACAGGTATCATAGAAACAGCATTACCATCAAACTTAACATTTACTGGGGGGCAACAATATTATTTTATGTGTTTTATTGTATCAAATAGTGGTGTAACACCAAATGTTCAATATAGAGCAGTTGATGATTTTCCAAGAGGAAGTGGTATAACTAATACTGTATATGGAAATGGAATAGGTTTAGGAATGGCATTAGTTGAAGTAAGTGGTGTATATTATTTAAGACCTGGTGGTAGAGCAAGTTCAACATCAAATACACCATATACATTAGGATTTCAAACATCATATTCATCAAGTGATATATCAACAAACACAAATTTAACCCCAAGTATAACAACAGGTATTGGCTTTATTTTAAAAACCATTTAACTTTTTGATAAAAACAAAGTATTTATAAAATATGAAAAACACATTTGAAAGAATAGATTTTATGGCAGCAGAGGTTGTTCAATATCAAGAACTGGTCAAGAACAAATCTTGGGTGTTTTGGGGTAGTGATAACTATTTCCCCAATCACTTATTGGCATTATATCAGAATAGCCCAATACATAGGTCTTGCACAAATGCAATCACATATGGGGCAAAGGGAAAGAAACTATTGAAAAATGGTGAACCAGCAAATTTCTTAATGGCAAATAGAACAGAGACAATTTATGATGTTTATAAAAAATGTGTTTTTGACAAAATATTATTTGGTGTATTTGCAATAAATGTTGTGCTTGACAATGGGGGTAATGTAAGTGAATTATATCACACAGATGTATCAAGATTAAGAAGTGGAAAGGTAAATGATTTCAATGTTGTTGAAACATATTTTTTTAGTTCAGAGTGGAAACTTACACAAAAATATCTACCAATTGAAATACCATCATTTGATTTATCAAAACAAGATAAAAAGTCCCAGATTTACTTTGTAAAGAACTATACCCCTTCAATGAACTATTATGGTGTCCCAGACTATTTCGCAGCCACAGCAACGATACAGTTGGATGTAGAGGTAAAAAACTTCCACTTGAATAACATACAGAATAGTTTATTACCATCAATGGCAATATCTTTTAACAATGGTATTCCAAGTGATGAAGAGAAAGATATTATATATAGGCAATTGGTGGATAAATACACATCATCAAATAATGCAGGAAAACTATTCTTATTCTTTTCTGATACACCAGAATCAGCCCCAACCATAACTCCAATTTTAAATAATGGTTCAGATTCATTCTATACAGGATTATATCAGAATATTGAAGAAACAATATTAACAGCACATAGAATAACATCCCCAATGATATTGGGAATAAAAACGTCTGGTCAGTTGGGGGGAAAAGATGAACTTTTAGATGCATATAATTTATTTCAAAATATTGTAATACAACCAATTCAACAAGAGGTATTACAACATTTTAACAAATTATTGTTTTTAAGGGATAAAGAACCAATTGAATTATCAATTGAGCAAGTTAAATTTTTAGATGATGGCAACAGTATTATTAATTAGTGAGAATAAGTTAAAAGCATTTTCAAATGTTCATCAGAATGTTGATGTTGAATTATTGGCACCAATGATAAAGATTGCCCAAGACCTTCATTTGCAAAACTTATTGGGAACAAAGTTTATAACAGAATTTTATACACAAATAACAAATTCAACATTAACTGCAAACAACAAAGCATTATTGGATGATTATATTTCCCCATATTTGGTTCATGCCGCAGTATTTGAGGCAACACCAGAAATCTTTATGAGGATGATGAACAAATCAATTCTGATTGGGGATACAGAGCAAGGAAAGGCTATTTCAATTAAAGAGATGGCTTATTTGAGAGATATATATCAATCAAGATTTAATTTCTATGCACAGAGATTGCAGGATGAATTAAGAAATCACCCAAGCAAATATCCAGCATATCAATCATATTCAAGCACAGATGGAATGCCACCAAGAAGGGAAACCTATATGGCAGGCATACACTTCCCTCCTGGTAATAGATATCCTCCAAGAAGGGATGTATTTAAGAACTTGCCAAGTTACAGGGGACCAGAGAATATTTGTTGCAATTAAAAAATAAATAAAAATGAATACAGAGAATGTAATGATGATTTTGGGGAGTAATGCTGTGGTTGCATTATTGACTTTTATTTTTTCAAGAAGAAAAGAAAATGCAGAAATTGATACGAATGTTATTGCAAATTTGGAAAAATCAATTATGGTATATGGAACAATTATCAATGATTTGAAAAAAGAGATTGCTGAATTGAATATAAAAATACAAGAACTTGAAACAAAGATTGACCAATTGAAGGAAGAGAATCAACAATTAAGGATAAAATTAAATAATTAAAATATGCCAATACCAAAACCTGAAAAGAAAGAGGATGAGAAAGATTTTATTAAAAGATGTATGTCTGAATTAAAATCTGAATTTCCTGATGTTAAACAAAGAATAGCAGTATGTCTAACAGAATACACAAAAAAATAAGGAGAACCCCCATTCAGGTAAAATACATTATGTGTGATTACTGTGAGAAAGAAGTGCCAGAGAATATGATAAGAAGCAAAGGTTTTGCTGTGAAAATATGCAAAGACTGTATTACAAAAAGAGAGGAGTGGATATTAAAACAGAGAATAAAGAAACCAAACCAAAAACAATTTATTTATCCCCATCGACCCTATGTGGTTAGGATAAATGAAAATCAAGTTGACAAAGAAGCATTGAATGAATTTTTTAGGTTACTTGGTTATGATCCAAATCAAAACATAAATAAACAATTTTTATTAAAACATAATTTAGTATGAACAAAGAACAAGTTTTAGGTGTGTTTAGACACGTGCTTACCTTCATTGGGGGCACATTAATCACCAAAGGTATATTTGATGAAGAGTTAGCAAATGAGATTATTGGGACAGTTGTTACAGTAATTGGAACTGTCTGGTCATTTATCGCAAAGAAAAAAGTTAATTGAATTAATTTGCCTTAATTTTATTATTTTTTTTTATCAACACAACCCTCTGCATTTCCCATTTGCAGGGGGTTTTTTTAATTTATTTTAATAAGTGATTGATTTTTTTACAAATTGAGATATATTTATATAAAAATAATAAAATGGGAAAGAATTTAATTGAAGTAGATTTAGATTTGTTTGAAAACAATCTAACACACACAGAACTTATATTATATGGAGTTCTTCAAAAACATTGTCAAGAAAATAACAATGAATGTCATTTAGGGAATGAAGAATTAGGTCTTATTAATAAAAGAACTATTAGAGTTATGTCTGTTGCTGTTAAACATTTACGTGAGGCTGGGCTAATCAAAACAAGATTACCCAAAAGCAATAAACGAGTGATTACAATATCACATAAATAAAAATAGGGGGTGTGCTACAAACACATCCCCCCAATTAAAAAATCAAAAAAGTATATGAATAAATATATACAAAAAAGTCAAGAAGGTCAATCTTTTACAAAGAATTTTCCACATATTCTAAAAAATAATAGAATAAGCCCATTAGATAAACTGGTCTATGCTCAAATAGATTCATTATCAAGTCTTAAAGGATATTGTTGGGCAACAAATCAAAGTTTAAGTGAAATGCTTGGGACAAGTGTAAGAAATATTCAATATAGTATAACTAAACTAATTGATGAAAATTTCATTACAAGAATTTTATCTAATAATGAAAGAAAACTTTTTATAGTTGAAGTGAAAGACATTGCATCAACACACGAAAGAACTTGCACCCAAGACATGAAAGAACTTGCACGGGGGGATGAAAGAACTTGCACCCAAGACATGAAAGAACTTGCACGGGGGGATGAAAGAACTTGCACCCAAGACATGAAAGAACTTGCATACATAATAGATAATAGAATAGATAAATTAAAAGATAATAAATTAGATAATATAATAGATAATAATAATACCAAAAATTTGGATTTAGTTGAAGATATGGAAGGGGTTGATAATATTACTTCAACGAATACCCCGGAGGGGGGGTATATAATCCCAGGAAATGATGATGGAAATGATATTTATTTTTTAATAAAACCAGAAATTGAAATACCTATTGACGAAAAGATAAAATTAAATAAAATAAAATCTTCAATTAAGAAAGAAGAATTTGATATATCTCAAAGAAATATTGAAGATACATTCTCCAAAGAAGAACTAAATGCATTACACTATGAGTAATTATAAAAAAATGATCAAGGCAGTAAAACAGTTACTTGAGGTAATGGTATATCAACTAGGATGAATTTTTAATATAAAAGTGATATCCAAGGTAGGGGGGATAAATAAAATGCATTAGAAGCCAAATATGGAAGAAATAATCAATAAAGATTTTGTTATTATAATACAAGGGCCAATAAGAATAGATTATAAGTTAATCGAAAAGAAATGGGAAGGATTTGATTTAATATGGAGTACTTGGGAAAATGAAAATATCACATCTACACATCCTATTGTTTTTAATAACCCCCCAATTAAACCTGGGGTTAAAAATGTATGTTATCAACAAAAAAGTACCTTATTTGGATTATTTAAAGCAAAAGAGTTAGGTTATTTAAAATGCTTAAAATGGAGAAGTGATCAATACCCAACAAATGCAAATGAATTGATTGCTTTATTTAATAAGGATAAAATTAATGTTATGTATTGGCACAATTTTCAAAAAGGATATTATATTGATTATTTTATGTATGGTCAAATAGATGATATGATTTTAATATGGGATTTTGAAATAAATTCAGATATTTCATATCCAGAAGAAATTATAACCAATCAACTTTATAATAATAAAATAGATGTTACATGTATTGGTGATAGGTTAACAGAGGCAAATACCATAATTTGGGAAAAAGATAAGTTTAAACTTGATTTATCAACATACAAGTATGATAAACTTTTTATGGATAAAAATCTAAATGATGGGTTTTTCATACATTAAATATCATAATGGGTGATAATGATGGATTTTTGCAACATTAACCCCACACTTCTACATTTAGGTAGGGGGATAGATTTTAATATATTTAAAAGTATTTATAGATAAAATAAAATATGAATAAAAATTTAGAAGCCTGTGATACAGCAGAATTAAAAACCAAAAACAGAATGAAATACGAAAAAAGAATTGAATCATTCGAATTAGTAAATTCAAGCATCTTTGGAAACAAATCAAGAGTTAAAACCAAATATGTTTTTAGATTGCACTTTATAGACAAATCAACCCTTGATATGAGTGATTTGGATAACAAATTGCCAGATTGGATAGTTGGTGAGGTATGTACCTATGAGATAGATGACGAAAAGAATCTATTATATTTTAAGATAGAAGAGAATTAATTACGAAAGGGGGTAGCGAACACTACCCCCTTTTTTATTGAACAGATAAAATAAATAGAAGGTCTTACCTCTTTAACTCTTTCAACTTCAAAAACAATTCCAATTTTTTTCTATCAATTGAATTGACTAATTTTGATTTCTCAAAGTACTCTTTGTTTGACATTTGTTGGTTTTTCATAGGGTTTGATTTTTTTGCTCTATTCAAAGATAATTAATTTTTAATTTATTTTCAAGTTTTTTTTCACTTTTTTTGCCAAAAACAATTTGTGTTATATTTATAAGTAACAAAAACACACTTATTATTATGCCAAGAATAAAATTAGATAGATTTTCTGTTGCAGAAATCAAAGATGAAATTAACAAGGGGATGAACTTATGTGATATTGCCCAAAAACATAATGTGACAAGAAGACACATTAATAAAATAAAGAATGGGGAAAGATGGGCAGAGTGTTTTCACTGTGAAGAAGCAGAGGAACTCATCAAAGAAATCAATCTTGAAAAAACAACAAACATAAACATAGAATATAAAATAGAGAAAGATGTGTGATACCTGCAAAGAGCCCAAAGAAGTGAAACTAAATGCCCCCCTCATTAGTGATAGTGAATGGGATAGTGTTTTTACATTAATCCAAAGACATAAACTTGAATATGCAGAAGTGGAGTTTTTAACATCTGTTTATAATAGATTTTATAAAGCAAAGAGAGGGGTAAAGATGTGTGGGGGATGCTTAAAGAGATTGGTTAATAACCTACGTCATGCATATGAGGAAACTAAATTAGGAATGTAAAATGTTATTTATAGTGGATAGAGAAGATTTAAAGCCCGAAATAATAAGTGATAAAGCCCCAGGCAGACCAGCAGGCACAAAGCAAATGAGGTTTAAGCCTGACTTGGTAAGGCAGGGGATTGATTTATTATTGGACAAACATTACTCACAACAAGAGTTAATTAGACATTTCTATATGAACCACGATATGACCAAGGTAGAAGCCAAAAAGTATTGGAATAAATGTTGGCAGATAATCAATGAGAAGTTCAATATAGAGAAAGAGAGTATGGTATCCAAGCATTTGGTTAAGTATTGGGAGATACACGATGCAGCCATTCAGAAGGGGGATATGAACACAGCAAGACAAGCCCTTAATGATATTGCAAAATTAAGTGGATTAAATGCCCCGGAGATACATAAACTTGAACACAATGTGATAAAACTTAATTTTGGTGAAGCAGCAAAGCAAGAAGAGAAAAAACAATTAAATGGGTAAAGTGATTACTGTAGAAGGATTTACCCCTCACCATAACCAAGACAGGTTTATTAAACAAATTCTTAATTCAAAAAAGAAATATCATGTATTAAGTTTGGGTAGGCAGTTTGGCAAAACCATTATGGCAATCAACTTACTATTAAAGTGGGCATTAGAGAATAATGAATCAAGCAATATGTGGGTTTCCCCCATTTATGCACAGGCAAGAAAAGTATTTGATGAACTTGTAAAATATCTTGAACAAACAAATTTAACAACCAATATTAATAGGACAGATTTGCACATCAAATTTATCAACGGCAGCACCATAAACTTTAAGTCTGCTGAACGACCTGATGGATTGAGGGGTTATACCTTGGATTATCTTGTTATTGATGAGGCTGCATTTATGAAGGAAAATATATGGTCAGAAGTTTTAAAACAAGCAACCCTTGTTAAGGGGAAAAAGATATTATTCTTATCAACCCCCAAGGGAAAGAACTGGTTTTATAACATTTATATGTTGGGGATTGACATCACAAATATGCAATATGAATCCTATTATGCTTCATCCTATGATAACCCCTTAATAAACTATGATGAATTATTGGAAACACAGAAGACATTACCAGAGGGGATATATAGACAGGAGATATTAGCAATGTTTCTTGACAATGGGGGTGAGGTGTTCACCAATCTTGATAACTATTGTGTATTACAAGCCTATGCAAGTTATAGCCCCCAACATAAGTATTACGCAGGATTAGACTTGGCAAAACAAAATGATTATACCGTATTAACCATTATAAATCAGAATGGTGAAGTGGTGGAAATATTTAGAACCAATAAATCAACCTATGAGTTAATCATTAATGATGTATTAACCATTGTGAAGAAATATAAACCCCAACTATTAGTGGAGGTGAATGGTGTGGGGGATCCATTATTTGAGAGAATACAAAAAGCATATCCAGCAGCAAAGCCATTTATAACAACAAATGAAAGCAAGGGGAATATAATAGAAGAATTAATTATATCCTTAAATGAGGGGAGATTAAGATTACCCTCTAAAAGCCTATATGAGCCTCTCTACCAAGAGTTAAGCATTTATACATTCACCTATTCACCAAGCACAAGAAAAGTTAAATACGGAGCCCCCAGTGGCTTCCACGATGATATTGTGATGTCTTTGGCATTTGCCAATCAAAGTTTAAAATCAAGATTAAATTATGGGCAATACTCAATCAAGTGATAAATATGATGTTATTAGATATGGCAGTGTTTATCACAATCTTACTGTTATCCGTGAGGATAAACCCTACATAACCCCCCAAGGCAGGTCATTTAGGAAGTTTCTATGTGAATGTGAATGTGGGGGCACAGTTGTTGCAAGGGGATATAATTTAAGGTCTGGTCACACCAAATCTTGTGGTTGTTTAAAAGTTGAAACCATACATAAAATAAGAAAAAAATATATAGGCAAATGAATGCAGAATTAAAGATTGGGGATAGTGTTTATAATATAAAAGCCCCAACCATTGAGCAATGGATAAAATTCAATAGAGTGGATAGTTTTGAGACAGAGGATAGCAATCTTTATACCTGTGTTAAATTAATGTCAGTTATGACAGGGGAAAAAGAGGAATCAATATTGGAATGCCCCTACCCAGATATATTGGGGGTTGGCAATCAGGTATTGCATTTCATTATGTCCCTTTCAAAGAAATTCCATAAATCATTTATTCATAATGGGATTGAATATTGTTTTGTTGATTTAAACAAAATATCATTTGGTCATTGGATGGATATAGAGCATTTCATTAACAAGAAACCATCAGAAAGAAAAAATGAATTAAATATACATTTGGCTTTATTATATCTACCAAAAACAGATAATGCAAAGTATTTATCTGATAGTGTAATGGATAGGGCTGAATTATTTAAAAACATTAGCATTGAGTATTATTTTGGGGCTATTTTTTTTTTGCAAGTTTTAAAAAAGGAATTACGCAGAAATTCTCCAAGTTATTTACACAAAGTGATGATGGTGAAGTTCCCCAAGATAAGTTGGATGATAACCAGAGTTTCCATGAACATTGGTCTTGGTTTGTTGCAGTTGAGAGTATGGCAGGAGAGGATATTACAAAGATTGAAATTATTTTAGAATATGATTTTCTATTTGTAATGAACCACCTTAATTATATGAGTGATGTGAATGATATGAGGAAGAGGGAGAATGATAAAATGATGCAAAAATATAAAAGATAAGATATGTCAAATGCAGTAGGATATTATAATTTTAAAAAGATAACAGACTTATTAAAAGAGATTTCAAATAAGCACAAACAAATAAACTCTTATTCGATTGGGGATATAAAACAATTGGGTTATTATACAGAAGAGAGATTAAAGCAAAGCAATACAGATAATAATTATGCAGCACATTACCCCTTAATGTATGTCATCCCCAATCAAGCAAATACAGATGGAAGACAAACCAAATATAATTTTAATATATTGGTTATGGACATATTAAATGTTAAGAACTTTGATGTTGAGACAGATATATGGTCAGACACATTGGATATATGCAAAGATATTATTGCAGCAATAAGATGGAATAATATTGAGTGTTATAGAAATTGGGATATTGTTTATCCAATCACATTCACCCCCTTTTCAGAAAGTTATGATGATTATGTGTCGGGGTGGAATATGGATATAACCATTATCATTCCAGATGCCATTGATTTTTGTGATGCACCATTTAATCCATTTGACCCTTGTATTGAAAACAATTAATTATGAGTGATTTTAATTTTATATTGGATAAGAATAATGAGGCAATGGTTGCCATAGGTAATCGCTTTGTTGAACTTATTAAAGAATCACTTAAACAAACATACAAATATGGTATGGGGTATAATAATAAACGCCCCTCATTTGGTATGGCAAATAAGATTGCAAGTGGAAACCTATATAATTCAGTTGAGAGCAACTTTGATCCATCAAGCCAAGTATTAACCATTGAGATGGCATACTATTGGTTCTGGGTAAATAGGGGTAGGAAACCAAGTGATAAGATGCCTCCCATTGACCCAATTAAAAAATGGGCACAATTAAGGGGATTACCAGAAAGTGCTGCTTGGGGGATTGCAAAGAACATACAAAAGTTTGGATATAATGGCACACAATTTTTTGATACAGTTGCAACAGATAAACTAATTGAGGAGTTTGAAACAGAACTCACAGAAAAGTGGGGGATTGGAATTGATGAATTTTTCAATACTTTCACAATAAATCAAAATCAATAATATGGCAATTACAATAGATATTCTTCAAAAGCCCCTTGCAATTAGTCCAAGCAATACAGAACATATATGGACATTATCAAGCACAGGATATACACAGACAGATTTTAAATTTGTTTTGGATATATATTTTTCACCAAATAATTTAAATCAAAAGAAAGCAAGATTATTGGCAAGACCCAATTCATTTGGAACAGCCATATTTAATATTCAAGATGTTATTAGAAACTTTTTAAAGGTTAATCCAAGGGCTATACTTGCTGTTGCTGATGGTTATGTTCCAACTGGAACAACCCCATCCATAGAGAATAGGATTGTCACATTGGCAACAGCAGAGGTATCACAACCATATAATGCTTTCAATCAAACTTATAGCAATAATATTGAGGATTTATGGCACATAGAAGAATATGGGGTAAAAGTAGGTTGCATATATACAAGTGGAACAACAACCATAGAAGATATTGATGTAGATGCTTCATTTCAACCAGAACCAATCTTAATATTCCCAGGGGTTGATAATACATTAATCCCCAAACCAGGATTGCAATTTGCAACATTGGGGACAGGATATACAGGCAGCAATATATTCTTTGATGAGACAACACAGAATCATTATTATTATGATTTATTTAGACATGTATATACAGGAACAACACAAGATGATTGTGACCCAGGGGAGTTTTTAAATGCTTGTGGCCCAGAACATTTTACAGTAGAGGGATTAACAAGGGTAAGAAGAAGATGGCATCACAGGGATTGCCCCATTGTTTTAACTTTTTTAAATGGAAAGAATCCATTATTCACAAATGATATATATTCAATTGGAATATTGGGGGCAAGTGCTCATACAGCAAATTACACATCATCTGCTGAAACAATAAATAGGGCATCATCAATCCCCATAGTAAATGAGAATGTTGATAATATGTTTAAGAGGGTAACATTCTATACCCCATATAATGTAACATTTGGCCCATTATTAAATGTGATACCAACCAATTCAAAGAAGGTTGCATTTTTTGGAACAAGTTATAATGCAAGTCAAGCAACAAGATTAACCCCAAGCAACAAGACAACTGAATTATTGGAGTTTTATTTTGAGGATGATGATTGTTTAAATGACCCAAAGCATTTTCTATTTTTGAATGCAAAGGGAATGTGGGATACAATCACACTTGATAAGAAATCAGAAAAAACAATTAATTTAGAGAGATCAACTTATTTTGGTGGCATATCATTGAATAGGGAGAAATATGCAAGGGGGTCATATAATAGGGGCAAAGTAGTTTATGAACAGAATAGCAATTATGAGGTTTTAGCCACATCTTGGTATATTTATGAGAATGATATGGTTATATATGAGGAATTATTTATGTCCCCAGAGGTTTATATTATTGATGGCACAACATTGGATGTAAGTGATTGCATTGATTGTTTGGGTCAAGTTCATTTATATCAATATTTAATCCCCGTGGTTATGAAAGATAAGTCATTTAAGGAATATAATAAAAACTACCAGAAGTTATTTCAATATAGTTTTACATTTGAATATGCTGGTTTAAAAAGATTTAGAACACAAGGATAATATGGCATCAGAGGGATTAACAATAAGGTGTTATGTTGAGGGTGTCCAAAAATATTTGGACATGTATTCAAATGAAACTTTGGAAATGAATGTATCATTTGCAGAGATTCAAGATATAACAAAAAAGAACTCAACATTTTCAAAGCAATTCAATTTGCCAGGTTCAAAAAACAATAATGATATATTCAATTATTTCTTTGAGTTCTCACAAACACCATTAGAATTTAATCCAAATAATAAATTTGAGGCAGAAGTATTATTTAATGGATATGAGATATTAACAGGATATATTAAGTTTAATTCTGTAACCATAAATAAATTGGAAAAGGTTTATTCTGTTACATTTTATAATGGGGTTGGGGATTTGGCATCCAACATTAAAGATAAGTTTTTGAGCGATTTGGATTTATCATCATTAACACACCCCTTTGTAGAATCTGTTATTCAGAAATCACAATATGACCCCAATTTATATTTGTTATATACAACATCATCAAGACCATCATATCCATATGAAGATGGTAGAACCTTTTTTGGTTTATATAATTTGGGATATGAATATGAAACAACAACATCAGGATTAGCACAATATTACACAAGTCAAGCATTTGGATCCATAACATTTGGAGTGGGGGGAAATGAAGCAGTTTTATTAACAACAAATACATCTTGGGTTGCAGGTGATGGTATTAGATTATTTTCAGATAGCAATCCAAATGAATTTATAATTGGAACAGTAACAGGATATAATCCAACCACATTTGCTTTATTTTTTGATATTATTTCAGAGGTAGGAACAGGAACAGAAACCACTTGGAATATAGAATTATTTTTACCAAATGCAGAAATACTAAATAACACATTAACCCCAAGATTAGAATTTGGGGAAAGGATTGATGTGCCAAATTACTTTTCATTTTCAGGAACACCAGTTCAATCACAATATTTAAAACCCTCTATTCAAATAAAAGAATTATATTCTCAAATATGTAATCAAGCAGGTTATAATATTGAAAGTTCTTTTTTCAATACAGCATATTTTGAGAAGTTTTATTTGCCATTGAAATTTGAATTAGGGGTATTTTCAAGTGGCAATGAGAAGGTTTGTTATTCTTATACAAATTCTGATATTGGGGGTTATCTTTCAAATCCAAACCCCTCATCAGGAATTACTTGCAATAATTTTAGTTTAACAGCAGATACAACAACACTTTATATACCTGCCATTTTAAATGGCACTTATACATTTAATGTAATATTAACAGCAGATGTTGTTTATGGTGCATGTCCCGAATCAGATTTCACAATAGATTTAATTGTTGGTAATGGATTTAGCACAACCATTCATAATATGCTCACGTATGAAATGTGTGATGATTTTCCAGGAAATTATCAAGATGTTCAATTTGCAGGAACTGTAACAGTTACATTAACAGCAACAACAATGAACCTAATTGTAGTTTCATTGGGTAGTTTTGGTATAGATGCTTTTAGAAATATATCATTTCAAATTTTGGATGCCCCAAGTGGTTTTTTTGGGGATTTTGATTATGCTTCACAATTTCCCCCAGATGAATATAAGCAAATTGATTTTATAACATCTGTTAATAAATTGTTTAATCTTGTTGTAATACCATCTCCTGATAAGCCAAAGACATTAATTGTTGAACCACTTGTAGAATGGGTTGGAACAGGGGCTATTTTAGATTGGACAACAAAGGTAGATTATGATTCCCCAATCACAGTTGAACCCACAACAAATTATATTAATGGCACATTATTTTTCAATTATAAATTGGATAAAGATTTTGGAAACCAACAATTCAATACATCATTAAATAAGATATTTGGTTCAGAGAATATTAGATTAAGTCAAGAATATAAAGATAATATTACAACCATAGCAGGGGTATTTGCTTCAACAGTAGATATAACAATAAATGGGACAACAGCAGAGCCAAATATTACAATACCCAATATGGCTGCCGTTAAAATTAAAGAGGTAAATGGAGAACCCCAAACATTATTTGAACCATTTAAGGTTTTACCAAGAATGATTTTTAGGGGGTTAATGTATCCAGCACAAAATTATAGTATAGGTGGCACAAATTTAAAGAAGTATTATTTGGAATCAAGGTCTTATGACAAATATCAATTGTTAAATAGATTTACAACTTATCCATTTAATTATAATAATTTTAGTCATTACACAAATTTTAGAAGTTTAGATAGTTTTGACACAGAAGAATCAACCTTTGCATATGCTTATGATATGTATGACATTTATTATAAGGATTACATTGATGATTTGATTAGTGAAGAAAGTAAGGTATTAACATTAAAGATATTTTTAGACCCCTATGAAGTTGCTGCATTATATTACAATGAAAAGATATTAATTGAGAATAATTTTTATAGAATAAATAAGATTAAATATAATTTGATTGACCCAGGTTTATGTGATGTTCAATTAATTAAATTAACAAAATCATATAACCCCCATCCAACAATATATTATGAATTAAGTGGATGTACAAATGGTTCAACAATATATACAAATTCAAACATTAATTTTGGATTATTTGCTTATGTAAATAATTATGTTAAGGTTTATACAGGTTCAACTTATCCATTAACTTTTGTTGATTGTTATGAAGTTGCTTTAACAACATATAATACAGGACATACATATCAACACATATATATTGGAAGTGCAAATAACAATAATCCATTAAACCCATTTCCAGGTGGAACTGACCTTGGGGTGGGGGTTTATGCAAATTGTGGTTGTACAGGATTTACAACATTTGATATTATTCAAGAAGTAGAACCACCAGCACCATCACCAAGTCCATCACCAAGCATTAGTGTAACCCCAAGTGTAACAAAATCAGTTACACCATCACCAATTGACCCAACACCATCAAGAACAAGTTGCCCAACTTTAACACCAACTCCAACAAGTACTGTTACACCAACTCCTGGTTTATCACCAAGTGTGACACCAAGTATTACTCCAACTGAAACAGTTACCCCTACAATCACTCCTACAACTACCATTACACCATCTACAACAATAAGTAGCACTCCAACTAATACACCAACAAAAACTATAACCCCTACCATTACTCCATCTACAACAATAAGTAGCACACCAAGTATTACCCCTACAAATACAATTACTCCAACAAATACAAATACACCTACAAGTAGTATTACACCAACAGTTACCCCATCAAAAACCCCTAATTTAGATTTACCTTGTGATTTTGATGTTAATCCAATTACCCCATCAGCAAGTCTTACACCAACACCAACTACTACACCAACTATCACTCCAACAATTAGTGTGACTGCAACACCAGGGGCTTCTGTTACACCAACAAACACATCATCAGTTACACCAACTATAACGCCAAGTATTACACCAACAAATCTTAATTTGTGTGATTTTGATATAAATCCAATTACACCATCATCAACTCCAACTCCAACTGTAACCCCTACAATATCAATCACACCAACTATTACACCAAGTATATCAATTACTCCAACTGTAACAAGAACAACAACCCCAACAATTACCCCTACAAGAACTCCTACAAATACAATTACACCTACAAGAACAGTTACACCAACAAATACCATTACACCAAGTATCACACCAAGTATATCAATTAGTCCAACAATTAGTTTAACACCAAGCATATCAATTACACCAACAAGAACAGTTACACCAACAAATACCATTACACCAAGTATCACACCAAGTATATCAATTAGTCCAACAATTAGTTTAACACCAAGCATATCAATTACACCAACAAGAACAGTTACCCCAACAATTAGTTTAACACCAAGTATATCAATTACACCTACAAGAACAATTACCCCAACAATATCAATCACTCCAAGTAATACACCAGAGGGTTCGGTTACACCAACACCAACTATAACTCCAAGTATATCAATAACATCAACACCAAGTATATCAATAACATCAACACCAA